CGGCAACGAGCTTATCAAGATGCAGACTACTAGCAGTGCGGTCAACGAGCTTGAGGTTACTAACGCTGCAACCGGCGGGGCAGTAGTCATTGGAACATCAGGCGGTGACAGCAACGTAGATTTGACTCTGACTCCAAAAGGTACGGGCGAAGTCAACATTGCAACAGGCAACCTTAACTATGCAGGAACAGCGGTAACTGCTACCGGCGCAGAATTAAATTATTTAGATACAGGTGCAGCGGTTGGAACAGTTGTAGCGAGCAAAGCAGTAACTGTTGACAGCGACAAAGACGCTTCAGGTTTTAGAAATGTAACACTTACTGAAACATTGACAAGCGCAAATTTGACTATTGACTCAAGCACTTTTGTCGTCAAAGGAAGCACGAACCGTATAGGTATTTTAAATAGTAGCCCCGATGTAACTTTAGACATTGGTACGGCTACCGATGCGGTACATATGCCCACGGGATCAACCGGACAAAGACCGGGGTCACCCGCAGCAGGGTATTTTAGGTACAACAGCACTACAGGCGGGTTTGAAGGGTATACAACTGAGTGGGGCGAGATTGGCGGAGGTGGGGCTAACCTCACAACAAACAACTTTACGGGTAACGGTTCGACAACTGGCTTTACGCTAGGAATAAACCCCTCTGTCGAGCAGAACACGTTTGTTTATATAGACGGCGTTTATCAACAAAAGAATACTTACAGCACATCAGGCACAACTTTAACCTTTAGTACAGCGCCTCCTAGCTCTTCGTCAATCGAAGTGATGTCGATGACTGCTACGAATAGCATTGTCGGCACAGTATCTGACAACGCTATAACCACAGCTAAGATAGCTAACAGTCAAATAACTGTCGGTAAAATGGCGGCAAACAGCGTTGATTCTGACCAGTACGTTGACGGAAGTATTGACACTGTTCACATAGCAGATGACCAAGTAACCGGCGCTAAACTTGCTAACAGTGTGGACGTTACTACTGGTCTTACAGTAGGAGGAGCTTCTAACGGCGTAGCAATTACTAACGGTCAGATAGCGTTAAAGAACTCTGGAACAGTCTCTAAATTAGACTTTTACTGCGAGTCAAATAACGCTCATTACACACGCTTACAATCCGCGCCCCACGGTTCTTATTCAGGAAACATTGTTTTAACTTTGCCAGCAAGTGACGGTGATTCAGGACAGTCGTTAACTACTAATGGCGCAGGCGTAATGGCGTGGTCAACGATAGGCGGTGAATACAATGCCTGGGCAATCATCACTACAAACACAAGCCTAGCTTTAAAAGGTCAATACATTGCAAACGACAGCAGTGCAAGAACGCACACGCTGCCTTCTGGTTCGGCTGGATCTACAATCACAATTAAAAACAACGGGTCAGGTCTAGTAACTTTAGCTAGAACAAGCTCACAGAAAATTAACGGTGTTGCTGCTGATGCAACAATGCCCCAAGGCAACGCTGTCCAGCTAGTTTACGTTGATGGCACAACAGGATGGCTCGTCCTTTAGGAGAATAATATGGCAGTTATTGGATCATCAACAGCAATAAAATCAATACAAAAAGGGACGGTTACTTCCGCATTTAATACTGAGACAGACGTAACAATTAGCGCGGTGGTGATAGCAAAAACTACGGTAAACATATTAAACCAACCGGGATCAAATTGTTCTGCTCAAGGTGGTAGCTATTATATGATTGGTATCTGTGCGGGAGGGTATTTAAGCAGCACAACAAATTTAAAACTTAAAACTAACCCTAACCAAGGCTCTAACATTAACAGCAATAGTAATGTCGCTCATTGGGAGGTAATTGAATATGTCTAATTATTTGTTTGCAGTTATCAACCCTGATAATGCGTGTCAAAGCATTCTTTCTTATTATGAACCTTTAACTAGCCCGCCTGACACTTACATTCCAATAGAGTCTATGGATGCTATTGTTTTAGGCAGCACTTGGGACGGGTCTTCTTGGACGGCTCCTGTTGCTTCCGCAGGAAGATCTTGGCGAGATCAGGAGTTGTCTGGTTCTGATTGGATTGTTCCTCTTACCGACCACCCGCAAAGAGCAGCTTACATAACCTATAGAGCAGCACTGAGAGCATGGCCTTCAACATCTGATTTCCCAGACACCAAGCCAACATTAGGGTGATTTAAATGGCATTAACTAAAGTATCAACAAGTGTTCTTGCGGATGATTCGGTAACAGGCGACAAACTTGCCAACAACATCGACATTGCAGGAACGCTTGATGTAACAGGGTTACTCACGGCAGACGCAAGCGCCAGTGTAACAGGTAACCTAAACATCTTGGCTCAAGGTGATTTGAGACTACAAGACTCAAGCGGTGGTCAGTATGTTGCTATGCAAGCTCCTGCTACGGTTGCTGCTTCCTACACTCTGACAATGCCGCCAGATGATGGCGATGCAAATCAATATTTACAAACCAACGGATCAGGGGTGCTGGATTGGGCTACAGTTTCTGTCCCTCCAAGCGCATACAGCACCTGGCTAGTAAAAACAGCTAACTACACAGCGGTTGCTGCTGACCAGTTAGTCTGTGTTTCAAGCTCTGCTTTTACCATAACGCTACCCGCTGGTTCCGCAGGAAACACTGTCATTATATGTAACGCAGGGTCTGGTCTAGTAACAATAGCTAGAAACGGATCACAGAAGATTAACTCGGTTGCTGCCGATGGAACTTTGCCAAACGGGAACAGTACGCAGCTTGTTTACACAAACGACACGATTGGCTGGTTCCAAGTCTAGGAGAATAAAATGGCAGTATTAGGTCAAGTTGCAACAGAAGCATTTCCCCAACTTACAATCACCCAATCTATGACTTGGGTTCCTCCACAAGATGGCAATATTTGTGTTCATCTCGTTGGCGCTGGCGGTGGTGGGTTGGGTACATATGTTACGGGACGAGGGGGTGGTGGTGGCGCATACGGAAAAGTACCCATTTTGGCCGTAACAACTGCTGGCTCATTTACATTAGTCGTTAGTGCTGGCGGGGCTGGAGGAACTAACACTAGTGCGAGCAACGGAATTGTCAGTGGGGGCAGTGGGGGCGTGTCGTCAATTGCGGGTACAGGTCTGACTGGAACAAAAACTGCTGGCGGCGGCGTGGGGGCTAGTGCAAGCGCCAACGGTGCTGGGGGAACAATTAGTGGATCTGGTGAAAGTTGGGCTGGGTATACTGGGGGTCTTGGTAACTCAGGCGGCGGTGCTGTAGGAATATATGGAACCGGAGCAGCGGGAACAATAATGAAGACTGACGCTTCTGCCGGCGGCATGGGAATGTCAGGTTTTGGATATATCTGCGGAGGATCTCACGTACAGTCAGGTAATAACGGAGAGGCAGCCCAAAACTTTGTAACCATTTTTACTGACAGAGTTTTCCCTTCTACTGCGGGGGATTTATGTGGCGGTGGATCTGTAGTCGGCAATCAGGCAAACACGATTATTATGGGAGGCAATGGAGGTATAGGCGGTGGCGGCGGGTTTTCTAAAAACGCTGCTGCGTATAGCAAAGCTGTAGGTGGGCGCGGCGGTGATGGCATTATCCTCATTCAATACCTACCTTAGTAACCGGAGAAACTTATGACTAATTTATGGGTAATTAAAGACGCTGACGGGAATGTAACAAACCCTTGCTTAAAAGGTTCAGAAGAGTTTGTAGCGGCAACCTTTGATCACTACGAAGCCTTCGTACCCGCTGAAGCACCTACTTTAACGGCTGAACAAGAGGCAAGAAGGTGGAGAGATCAGGAGCTATGGTCAACAGACAAAGCTTCTCAAACTCCCGATTGGCCCAACCGCGACAATATAATTATTTACAGAGCGGCACTCAGGAATTGGCCCAGCACTTCTGACTTTCCAGATACTAAGCCGACTTTGTAGTATGAAAGGGCTAGATAAACATGAAGCGGAATGCGCCTTGAGGTTTAAGAGCATTGAAGAACGATTAGAGCGCGGATCAGGAAGGATGGTCAGATTGGAAGCTCTGATATGGGCCATGTACCCGTTCATGTTGGGTGCGGTTTTTCTTTCTAAAGACTTGTGAGTCGCTTAAATGCTTGGGGAAATAGCCGCTATTGTGTCGGCCCTCAGAGGCGTTCAAAGCGTCTTAGCTCAGATAAGCGATGCGAAAGCATCCTATGATCAAGCCAGCGAGCTTCTGGGAAAACTTGGCAACGCACAGGATCTCTTAGACAAAAGAGAAAAAAAACTAAAGCTCCGAAAGCCTCTCACTAACAAGCAATCGCTAGAGATCATTCAAAAGCAAGCTGAGATTAGCGCGGCAAAGCAGAAAGTCCGTGATCACCTGCTGATGTCGGGCCACGGCGATATGCTCAAGAAGCAAGAGCGCATGATGTCTGAGTCAAAGGCAGCGCACCATGCTTGGCTGAAGACGGTAGCAAAGAAAAGAAAAGAACGGCGACAGGCCATTCAGCAGATGACTACCGCCGGCTTTATCGTGTTCTCGCTCCTTACCTTAGCGGGATCAGGGTTTTTCTTTTACGGCGTTTATTTAGATCAAAGCCTTAAAACCAAAAAACAATTAATACAAGAAAAAAGAGAACGAGTGAAAAACTATCGGCAATGTGGTCGAGCAAAATGTTAATGGCTTTTTTGCTAATAGTCGTGGTTGACGGAGAGCTAGTAACAACGGATGACATGCTTTTTAGCGGAATTTATAACTGTAATAAATACGCCAACGCCATAGAGCGCGGCGAGTCAGGGCCAAATCGCAGCCCCTACATCTGGCAGGAAAACATCAGCGCGTACTGTGTCCCAAAAATGGTTGACGAAGGAACTGAGCTTTTTAAATGACAACCCGAATTCTTAGAGATCCAAAAGCAATTAAAGTAGTTGCTGAAGTGGAGCCGTTGCGTCAAGTCGTTATTGATATGTTTGAACTGATCAAACCTTTTTACAGTCGGCAAACAGCGGCGTACACCACCACGGGCGCGGCTGCGTTGGAAATCGTAGAGGTTGATTCTTCAAGCAGTGTGACAGTCTCGTTACATATAAGTCCAAAGGACGGAGCGCAAATTATTGTGAAACGAATGGGAACAGGAGCAGTTGTCGTTAATACGGTAGGCGCTGAAACAATTGACGGATCTGCCACTAAAACAATTGCAAATCGGTACGATGCTCTGCGCGTTGTTTATCTTGATGCCGCTTCTGAATATGTGGTGATCTGATGAGTTTTGAAGATTTTCCAGAAGGCGAACAATTTGGGCGGGATTTTTGGGCATCTTGGCTCAATACCGATATGTTCAACATGCGCAATTGGGTTGCCCAGGATTACGCTGCCCTTGCGTCAAACATAAATGTTGCATACGCTCGCGCGGCAGCTTCCCCAACGCTTGACCTTGCGGTTGAAGCAGTTTTAGAAATTTTTCCAGATTCAAATGTAGAAATTCTTAGGGGAACATTACAAGAAGTTAATACTCATTTTCCTATTCAAGATGGTGCTGACGCTGATGGGGATGGTTATGTAACAGTCTCTGAGATGGGAGATTGGAGGCCAACAGACGGTCGATATGGCACAAACCCAAACAACGATAATAACTACAGCCAAAACACTCTTGCACAGATATTAAGAGATGGCGGCGTTGATGCAGACGGCAATGGTGTTTTTTCCAACGAAGAATTTTATGACTATGACGCCAGACGTCAAAGACGCGATGGCCCTGGCTACGGCGGTGTAACGGCTCCAGGTGATCCAAATTACCAAGACCCGTCAACGTGGGATAACCCACCAGGGCTGCCGCCAGAAACAGAAATAGAGAATCCACCTGGTGAGGAAAATCCACCTGGTGAGGAAAATCCTCCAATCTCATCATTTACCGATGGTTATCCAGATTCAGACTACATTAACGACGATGTAATGACTGATTTAATCGACAGGCGTGATGATGGAACATTAAACCTTTCGTTGCTTGGAATTCTTGGTGCAGTATTTGGTGATAATTTATGGTTAATGAGAAGCGGCCCTGACGGGCTGGTGCTTATAGACCTTGTATTACAAGTTTTCGGCGCTAGAAATGAAGACTTGTTTGAAGAAAACCCAACCCTTGACCCTGAAAGCCCTGAGTTTGTTTCCCCTGTAGACCCAAATGAAGCTCCACCTGGAGAGGGTGAATTACCTCCTGGTGGATTACCACCTGGAGAGGGTGAATTACCTTCTGGTGGATCACCACCTGAAGAGGGTGAATTACCTCCTGGTGGATCACCACCTGAAGAGGAGAATCCTAACGATGACGATGACGATGACGATGACAATGACAATGACAATGACTCTGATCGAAGAGATGACAATGGAGATGACGGTATGCCTAGTTGGTTAGAAGATTTACTTAGAGGACTATTAGGAGTTGATCGACGAGATATGCCTGGAGGCGGCACAGGAGTTGGAGTAGGAGAGGGTGGAGATGGAGGTGACGCTGATTCTCGTTCTGATTCTGAGTCTGATTCTGAATCAACTTCTAGCTCTGATAGTTCGGCAGACGCAACCGGCGGTGACGCTCAAGCAGCCGGAGGCGAGGCAACCGGAGGCGAGGCAACCGGCGGTTCCGCAGATGTTAGCGTGGAAGGTGGTGGTTCTAGCATTGGCGATTTTCTTTCAGAGATTACAAATAATTTTATAGAGGAAGCCCCTGACCTTGTAGGTGCGGCGGCTCAAGATTATTTGTCGCAAAAATATTATGTTGATGCGTTAGAAAAAGCGTCAGAAGAAGAGTTGGCGTTTCTAAACGAATTAATGGGTCGGCAAGACACGTTTCAGATTTTCAGAAACTTAGGGTTACCCGCTTACAATGCAGACGGCACTAGGCTTGAAGACAACACGAAAGTTGATTACGAACTTAACAAATTACGCAAATTAGTTGATCGAAACCTAGAAGACAAATATCAGATTCAACCAGGAATTGATGTCGAACCTTTAATTGATGAAATTGGGGCTGTTGACCCAAGTGAGTTGGGTCAAATTAATGTTGCTGATTTATTAATAAATGCTGATTTAGGTCAGTCACCAGACGCAATCAATACTCAGGTAAACCAGATTGACCCGTTTGATTCAGAAGACCCCGCATTAAGATTTTTGCAAGACGAAGGCAGAAGGGCTATTGAATCAACATCAGCCGCGCAAGGACGCCTAAACTCAGGTGGTACGTTGCAAGAGTTGCAAAATCAAGCAATTGGTACAGCAGCGCAATACGCTGGCAATTTAGCAGATATTGGAAGAGTTCAAGACACCTCGCAGCTTGGAGCAGATCAGCAGTTTTATTCTCAGCTTTTAGGATCAGGTGAGCAGGATTACAGTAGAGGTTTAGGTCAATTACAAGCTGTTGCTAACGCACAAAACCAGCAAGATGAAACAGCGTTAAGAGGCGATATTGCGAGGTTTGAGTCTGAGCTAGGCGGTGGCGGTCAGCAATTTGATCAGTCCCGATTGTTTAACGCTGACGAGTTAGATCGAGAACAAATGCTTTATAACGAAATAAGTGGATTACTAACAACAGGACTTTCGGGGGCAACCGGATTAACGGGCAACGCTGGAACTTTTGGAACATTAGGTGGAGGCATCTATAAAGAAATGGGTGACAACACCGCATACCAGGGACTGAAAAAATCAGACAGAATAGGCAACGTCTTGGGCGGTTTGTTTAACAGATAGGGAATAATTATGGCTAACAGATTACAAAGAGTTCTTGCGATGGATGAGGCTATGAAAGCCCGTAACGCGCCTAAAGCCGGAACGCACAGCGTAGTTAATGCAGACGGAACTGTAACAGCAATTCCTTACATGGAAGACAAGAGGGGTCGCAGAACTGTTATGACCCGATCAGGGCCAAAAGTGCTGCAAGGGCATGAAGGTAAAAATTTACCAGGTGATCGTATTGGAAAATCAATTAGAAACGTGCTTGGGGGAATCTTAGGCGGCGGCGGTGGCCCAGGTGGAACGCCGCCATTTGTGCCTGCAAAAGAAGATTACTTTGATATGAGTGGACTTGGGCCAAAAAGTAAAACTGCATTGAGCAGAGTTGAAATGGGTGATGGCAGTATATTACTTCAAGAGACTGTTACTGATGCCGCAGGAAACCCTGCGGTAAGGTTTCTTGACCCTAACACTGGTGAACAGATTGGACGAACTATAAATGATACTTCTGGAATTCCGGCTGCTTCAGCTCAAAACCCAACAACAGAAAATAAAAATAACCCTTACGCTGGAATGAGTTCGCAAGAGCTAATAGAAAAATCAAAAGAGATAAGAGCTAATAGACAGCCTAGCAGTCAAACAAATCCCGAAAACATAACAACAACAAATAGATTTGGAGCTACTGAAAAACCATTAAATGCGACTGAGCAAAAAATACAAGATTATCTGCAAGAGGGTGTAAGCGTTGACGGTCGGGCGGGAACTAGAAGGGCAACCTCCGCTGAAAGAATAGCTGCAAGAGCCGCTGCTAATAAAAAAGTAATTAAAAGACCTGATGTGGATTACAGCGCGGCTCTTTTATTAAGTGAAAATGAAGCAACACGATATATGTCTGGAACTTTGTCTGACGAAGACTTTTTAAAATTGCACAACAAAGCAATGACAACACTGGCTAAAGGGCCAAAAAAGAAAACCGAAGGCATAATGAAAAAAGAAAGAGCGTTTTCACAAATGACCTTGGCAATGCCAACTTTAGCTAAATATGAACTAGACCCTGCGTTTATTGAGAAAATTTCTGGAGCGTCAGGTGCTATGGCTCGCAACTGGAGAGCAACGGGCGATAATGAAGAAAAAATGTATCTTCAGGCAGCAGATGCTTGGGTTCGCGCTAAATTAAGAGATGAATCTGGCGCAGCTATTGGTGTAGACGAAATGAGGGACGAGTACGCTACATTCTTCCCGCAATACGGTGACACTCCAGAACTTATTGCAGAGAAAGCAAAGCAACGAGGAATTTTGACCACGCAAATGGGAAGTGCTTCTGGCGTTATAGATTCAACAGATACACCTGAAACACCTGAAACTGACTCTGACGAATTGGTAATTGGAAACATTGAAATTGTTGAGGTAGAGGAGTAGTAAATGCAAGCGTATATGTTGACTGATCCGGTTAGTAAAAAACAATTTAAAGTCACAGCAAACCGCGCTCCTACTCAAGCTGAAGCTGCCGATCTTTTAAAAAAAGAGTTGGCAAAAATTAACGTAGAGCCAGAGGTTGATTATAGCGGGGTTGCTGAAGGTTTAAGAGCCGCTGGTCAAGGTTTAACTTTTGGTTTTGCAGATGAAATTGAAAGTGGCTTAACAGCCGGAATCAATACTATAAGTGAAGGAACTCCCTATTCCGAAAATTATCGAAAACGGTACGATCAGCTTGAAGATCAGCGCGAGGCTTTTACAGAAGACTACCCAGACACTGCGTTGGCTGCGGAAGTTATTGGTTCTTTAGCAACAGGCGTTGCTGGAGCGGGCAGACTTGGTGTGCTGAAAGGCTTTGATCAATTATCCAAAGCAGGAAAGGTTGCTAGATTAGGTGGTATTGGCGCGGTAGAAGGCGGCGTGTATGGAGCAGGAACAGCAAACCCCGATGAGATTCTTAGCGATGCAGCCCAAGGCGCGGCTATTGGAGGAGTGTTAGCGCCTGTTGGTGCTGGCGCGGTTAATATTCTTGGCGATTTGATTAGTGGTGTTGGTAGTTACGCTTCAAGAAAACTAGCTGATACACCAAGACAGCAAGCCGACAGGGTTCTGCGTCAGTCACTACAAGACGAAGGATTAACGCCAGATCAAGCGGTGCAACGTCTTGCTGACCTTAATGATGCAACGCCTGGGCCAAATCAAGCAACGCTGACTGACCTTGGCGAGTCATTTAGGACGCAAGCAAGAGCAACTATGGACGTAGGAGACTCTGCAAAAGGCCGCGCTAAAGCAATGGTTAACGACAGACAAGCGGGTCAAAGAGCTAGAGTAAAAACCTTAATCAAAAAGAACTTTGATGGCAACGCTGAGTCTTTTTACGACAATTTTAATGACGCTGTTACTAGAAGATCAGAACTTGCTGCGCCACTTTATACTACGGCAATGGGAAAAGGAGTCAAAATGACTCCCGATTTAGATGACTTTGTAGAAGACCCAGAAATGGCAACTATTTACAATCAAGCTAAATCAAGATTTGAAAGCCTTAGAAAAACACAAGATTACAGTGAAGAAGAAAATAACTTGCGAGTGCTTGATTATTTAAAGCAAGGCATTGACGGAAGAATGGGTGTAGCAAAAACCAAAGGAGACAAACCAACTGTAAGATTTTTGCAAATTAAAAAACAAGAATTGCTTGATTCTATAGCTGCTCAAAATCAAGATTACGGAATAGCCTTAAAGTCTTTCACTGATAGTTCTTCAGTTATAAACGCAATGGAAGATGGACTAACTTTTTTGAAAAAAGACCCAGACCTTTTGCGTATGTCGTTGGAAGATTTAACTGATGCAGAAATGGACTCTTTTCGCATGGGGGCTGTTAGATCATTAGAAAACTTTATTGAAGGCCAGGGCGATAATACTGATGTTGTTAAAAGGCTTATTGGTAGCGAAACCATGCGGAAAAGACTTAATGAAATTATGCCATCTGACAAAGTTGATCCATTTTTAAAAGGTCTTGGTGCTGAGACAGAGTTTTTCAAAACGAAAGGAGCTATTTTAGGCGGGCCAAACACTGCGGAACGATTACAGGCCGTAGATAGGCTTGAGGATCAAATATCTCCTGATCTTTTGTTTTCGCTGGGAATGGGCGATCCATCGTTTTTAATACCTCAAGTTGCAAAAGCGTTATCAAAAGGCAAATCTT